GAACTGGAGCGGTTATCGCGCCAGGTAATGATCGCCCTGCAAGCACCCGTCACAGTTGATGCAGACTTTGCCCTCCAGCCATTGACAGGCCGGAGTGTGTTTTCATACCAGCGCACAAGGTTGGCATCGTTCCACCGGCCAGCAGACTGATACTCAGTGCCATTTCGGTAAACACCTGGAGGTAATTTGATGGGTATGTACATGGCTAAATTGTAGGTAGATTTGAGACAAAAGACACAGTGGCAATGGCTGATGGCACTGCTGGCCGTGTGGGGCTGGAGCCGGCAGCAAAATGCTCCAAAGTCACACTTACATTGTCAACTTTGTAAACGATTTCAACATAGTCGCCTGCATCCAATTCAATAAAAAAGTTCAAGGCCGCAATCATGTGGCTTGGATCACCCGTGCTTTTTCTTGCAGGGGGGTGATACCGGCTGTTTGAGTTGTCTACGTTTGTGCCATTCTTGCGAAACCAGATGTCCACATCATGGCTGTCGTTGGTGGTGTTTTTAAGTTGAATTGAAAACTGGATGTTAAAAACACCAGAGTCTGCGACATTGAGCCTTGAGCTGTTTGACAGCGTGACCCCGTTGGAGATGTCTGTGTTGCCAAATACCACAGCAGTGGCAGCTGTGGTGCTTGCAGCCACTTGATCGGTCAAGTCGAAAAATGCCCCATGGGGGGTGTTCAAAAACTTGCCGCCCCTTGGGCCAAACAAAGCCCCAAGCACACTGATCAATCTTCTGAAGTACCCGTTCAGCGCCCCATTGTTTTCAGCAAAGTAGCGTTTCTCATAAGCCTCTGGCGCAAAGCCAAGGCTTGGGATTGAGGGGACTTCGAGTTGTTGCTTGACATTGGCCATGGGCTAATTATGTCAGGACAGACAGCGCATGGTTGATGTGCTTGATCCGGTCATCGAGGCCAATAAAGCCGCCATTGATCTTTTTGGTCAAAGTCCGGTAGTCTTGACTATCCGCATACTGGTTGAGCTTGTGAGTATTCCAAAACCATCCGGCAGTCAGGGCTGCATACTGGGGCGTGGCCACCAAGTCTGGGTCGGCCCAGAAGTCAACACCCAAAGCCTTGCCAGCGTGAAAATAAGAACTGGAGCCAGTGAGCTGTATGCAGCCTCTGCCGCGAAAACGATACCCATCCCCAGAGGCTTCATCCCTGTTACCCATACGATTTGAGTAAACGACATTGGCAATGAGCTTTGGATTTCGCTGGCAGGCTTGGGCCTTTTCAGCATCAAAGCGCTTGGGCCATGTCTTCATCAGTCCGGCAGCAGAATATGACAGACCCTCTTGAAGCATTTTGAAATTGCCACACTCATGGCCACACTGGCCAATAAAGGCAGCCTGGCGCAGTGGCGTTAAAATGTCAAAGCGCTGGAAAGTCTCATTAAGCGCGTCGACCCATTCTGGGCCAATGTGCAGTTCTTTAAGTTGCTGACTATTGACCATTGACCAAACTCCTTACTTCGTTATAGGCATCAATGCAGGCATTGAGCTGGGCCGTGTTTCTGTCACCTTGGGCCACTATTTCGGCAATGGCTTGGAGGGTTTCTCGCTCGGCATCAGGAGCTGGGTCAGCCGGTCTGTCAGATTGGCTTCCTGTTTCTTTGCTATCTGGGGCGGTAATGGTGGCACTTGCGCTGGCTTGAACACAACTGGGGGCTGAGATGCGCACCCTGCCAGAGCGAATAGCACGATCAAGGGCAGACTGCTTTTGATTGATGACATTAGTGGTCTCCTGTAACTTGGTTGCGTTTGCATTTAATTGCTCGTTAAGTTTTTGCTCGGTAGCTCTGGCTTCATCATTCTTTTTGGCAATGGCAATCTGCATTTCAGCGTCACGATCTGACCATCCATAATGATAGCCACCTCGGTAAGAGCCAAACAAGGCAATGCCGATTGCCAGGGCGATATAGGGTAATGGGATGCCAAACATTATTCTGACTCCGTTCTTGCCTGCGCCAGCTGTTCGCGCTCATGGTCATCCTCAAGATGGTCCGGTGGCGTTGTGGGTGGTGGACCAGGGGTCCAAGACTCATCTAGCTCTGGGTTGGTCCACTTGGGCATAGCGCCAAATGGCTGGCTTGGGATGCCATTGGTGGTGGCGTTAAAGCCGTGATTGTTGCTGTAGCCGTATTGGCCTACTGGCCATAGCCGCCCTGCATGGGCTGGCACATCGGCTGCTGGCCCATGGGTGGCTGCTGCCTAGAAGTCATTGCCCGTTTACCAATAACACCGCCAATGCCGCCCACAATCAATAGAACGATATCGTTCAGCATCTTGGTATATGCCTGGTCAATCGGGGCCATTGATTTGATTGGCTGGGTGACAAAAGTCACTGAGTACAAAAGAGAAATCACGATAAAGAAAAGAATCAGGGTGACAGCAAGCACCACAATGCTCCAGACCCTGACCTCGATCTCTTCAGTTGTTAGGTTTAACTTCGTCAACTTTTTTCTCCAAGATTGGTGCTACCAAGTATTCTGGGCAAGTCTGAGTGAATAGGCATCTAGGCTTCTGGCACTCAGTTGCGTGAAAATTGTCAGGATTCTGGCACTTATAGCGATAATTCTCTTCGCAGCCAGTCAGCAATAAAAGAAGCAATAGATATCTCATTTGCCTAATCCTACCTTACCAAGCAGTAAATTGACAATTTTGTCAGATAAGTCATCTGGCAAGAACTTTAGAAAACCCAAGAAATAAAGTGCCACGCATCCATAAACGAATATCTTGAGGCACATATCAAAGGTCTTCTGATACTCATTCACCGACCACACCTTCTTGTTGTCTCACAGAATGTCATCAATTCATTCACACCGACAAAGACCAGAAACAAAACAAAAGCACAGCCGCCAATGATCATGGCCAGCTCGTTCATCTCTTGTTCTTTTTCTTTGGCTTTCTTATCTGCGGCTTTCAATGCGCTCAATTCTTTGGCATCAGCAAGGTCCATCTCGGCCTGCCTGGCTTTAATCTTCTGCCATACGTCAATTTTTCCAGTTTGCATAAAGAGCAGTTTTAGCTCTTCCTCAAAGGCTCTGGCCTGCTCCAGTGCCATCTCAATCTGCAAGGCCGTTCCCATGTTTGAGCCTTTGCCAGACTGCTTGGCTTGAAGCATGGCCTTGGTGGCCACAGACTTGGCATCGAAAAGTTTGCCAATCATTGGCGCGAGTGAGCCTAAGTCTTGGGCAACACCTGCTGCCTTCTTGACCATGCTGATGGCGCTTTGTATCCCCGCCAGGGCTGTGATTGGATCGATCATTTCTTTTCTACCTTTTTCCACTCAAGGCAAACAACCCTCCTATTGTAGACATCACCGGTCCATGACCACCTGATGCATCTATATTCGGCAACGGCTGCTAGTAAGACCAGAGCATAAATCATGGCCAAAACAAAATGATGACAAAAAAGCACCAGGCAATGGTGGCACTCAAAAGAGCCGCAGCAATGAATGCCACGGCCCAGTTTCTCATAGCCCTAACATCTTCTTGACAAATTCGGCAGCCACCCCTGGGCCGAACAGCACTGCTGCAATCACGATATACAGCAGATATTCAATCTTTGTCATGCGCTTTGAGCCAGCGGCAAAACTTTGCTGAATGCCCTCGTATCTTTCAGCACAGATGGCTTCATGCACTGACAGCTTGGCCTCTGTCTCGCTGATCATTTTATCGGTCATGGTGCATCAGGCCATGTAATAGTCCAAGGAAAACCACTCTGCAAAGGAACATCTCGCAATGCTTGACGATATTCAGCCCATGCAGCTTTGTCAGCTGTTGAGTCTCCAATTTGTGTCCAATCTGATTTTACTAACTCAGCATCGCGCCATTTGCGGATTCGCTTGAATAATTTTTCTGTCGGATCGTCTGCCAATACTTCACGATAGCCATCAAGTGTGTGTATCACATCGGGAATCTTTGTCATTATGCCACCCCATAACTAAATTGAAACTCAATAAAATTTGGTGCTGTAAAAAGATAATCAATGCCCAATATCAACAGCTTTTCATTATAGTTTGCAATAAGCGTGTTTTCATCAACTTCAAACCCTGCGGACGGTGAAAGGCTTATTGTTGTGCCTCCTGGTATTCCAGATAATTCAACTGTTTGCCGAACAAAGTTTAATGTCTGTCCACCACTGCCGCCGCTTTGTCGTGGCCTTATGCTGTTTACAAATGCCATCAGTTGGTATTTTTTACCCGCATTGGCGGTTGATCA